CTTAATTTGCGGCCATCTTTATCATATACAACAATGTCAGGTTTTGTTGATTTAATTGGTTTGTTTTTCATTAAGATTCCTCAGGAACATTTCTAAATCTGGGTATTTTTTCAATACCTTTTGGTCGGCGAGATTTGCGGCCTCTATGGCGCATAAACTATTTAACTGATTTTTGGTCACTGATCTAGTTGATCCTGTGCGTAATGCTAGATCTAATGTGTTATTTTTAACAGCATGAACCAATGCTGCGGGCCTGTTAACATCTCTAAATAACTCAACTAATTCGGTGGCTTCTGGCCCTATGGCATTTACAACTAAATTGCGTTGTTCGGCACCTAGGCATTGATGTTGAAAAACATTAGTGCCAAATACGCTGTGTAGGCCTCCGGCGCCGGCTGTAATATCATTGTGTCCATTTTGTTTTAACATGTCATAGACACGCAGCAAATGATTAATTAATTTACCATATTTGTGTTTAATTTTATCAGCGCCTAGGCTTTCCAACAGCAATTGTATGCGTTCACGCTGCGGATCTGTGTTGTGTGCAGCAAATTTAAACATCAATGTTATTCTCTGCGCTGGGCAAATTCTAGTCACTGCACGAGCACAATGCCACGCAGCGCCAGGAAATATTATGGCATTATTAAAATGAGGTAATTCTGCATGAACAATTTTATCGCCTTCATAGACCATTGTTTCGCCGCCCCAATTACGCTGCCAATCGGGTGTCATGTAAACAACAATGGTATGGTCTGCTGAGCGTTTTGAATCAGTGTGCGGATAACCTTCTACGCCATAGGTATGACTATTTGTATAACAGCGTAGTAGTGCCTGCGGACCTAGATAATTTTGTTGTAGATATTCCCAAGCGGTTTTAATAGGACCGGTCAGTCTGTCTGCACGATCCAAGCCATTATCTGCGCCAGCATTGGCAAAATCATGATTCCAATGCGTAAACTCTATACTACGATTTGATGCCCATCCATAGCGCCATGGAACTGTTTTGATTACATTATGAACATCGTTTAATAAATTTTCTGGAAATATATTTGCTATTTGAAATACCTGTGTCATTGCTATGCTTTCATATATTATGGTTTTACAACCTGTGCCGTGAAACTTCTAAATCCCAGTTCAGCCGTATCTATTACCACCGGACCGGTGCTGGCTATGCTATAATAATTTGTATCTACTATATACCAATAATATCCAGGCTCCGGCTGATCTACTACACCAGTGAATATAGTTTCAACGGGCCCTATAGTTGCTGTGCCTGCGCTAACTGTGTTGACTGTTAATGTTAGATCATTGACGGGTGTAGCACCACCTAGGGTTGTTCCAGGTATAACAATTGTGCTGCCTGCTGTCCATGAATCGCCGGGAGCATTAACGGTTACTCTGGTATTGGCAGCAGTATAAGCACCTGCTGCACCATAAGCAATTTGAATGCGTAAATTAGCAGCATTACCTGTGCCAGTGGCAGCATTTACTCCTACTACCACAACATCTACAGCAGGATCAAATGCTCCATCTACTGGTGCTGCATAAGCCACTTTAACTCCTGCAGGTGCAACATCTATTATACCTCCAGCAGTAGCATCTAGTGTGTAAGTATAGACCTGTTCACTGATTGTAGTGCCTGGCACATTAAAATAAAATTCTGGATTTATAGGATCATCATTTGGGCTGGCGGTATAACGATTGATCTGCACACGATATTCAAATGTTGCCGGTGTAGCACTAGAATAGGTCAGTGTGTTGTTTAATTGTGCATTCAATACCACACGATCGTTAACGATAACAGGACTGGGTGCGGCAGTAAAATTAATTGGACTGGCGGCGCCTTTGATACCGTTGACCACTACTTTACCATTACAATCTGTGCTTAAAGGACTTAGTGCATTGCTGTAAGTTTCATTATATAATTCAACTGTGCCACCAGTGCCAGGACCCGGATCCGGATAACTTTCACTGGTCCTAGCAATTACATAAGTAGTGGTGCATTCTACAACACCTATTGCCAAATAAGATCCATTGTAATCTGCAGGAGTAACGCCAGTGACATACAGGGCATTACCTACTTGAAATGGTGCGCTGGGCTGTGCAGCACTAAAATCATAACGCCATGTTCTACCATCTAGCCATGTTGCTGATGCCAAAGCCACCGAGGTTCCCATGAGTGTAGCGGTAGAATTGCTGGTAAAAGGTGGTCTAAAATTACCTGTTTGATAAGCCGGATCGTCGCTGCTGAAACCCACTAGCGTTTGGCCTAGGCCTACTGGCCCGCTTAACACATAGTTTAGGCCGTCTATGATGCCTTGATCATCTGTTACTGGAAACTGTGCCATTATCTATCATCTTCCACTTCGGTAAATTGCCATGTAACAGCATTACACATCCATATAGTGCCAGGTGTGGCTTCTGCGCCTGCGCTGCTGGTTATTTCTAATGCATTAACACGATGTGCATTTTGATTGATCTGCATCCATGGATAATCTGTGTCTGTGCTGATAGTCAAGGCAGTTACTTGTTGTGGAGTTTGACCCACGCTGTTAGCACCTTCCACAGTGGCACTGACATTGCCTACTAATGCTGTATCTACTGTAGGATCAATTTCTACATTGTTGTCATTAAGGTTAACAACTTCAGGTAATATTCTGTGCACCAATGTTTTGCTGCTGTAGTCTTTGACTAACTTGATATTGTCTCGCCTAAATTGACTGTTGATTGGTAAAGGATCGCCGTTGACATCACGGAAATAGTAGCCTTGATCTTTCTGCACCAATTGGCTGTCTTCAACGCCCTGTGCATAAACAATAGTTCTACTAGCAGTATTATATTTCCAAGCACCGGTTTCATAATACCATACCGGACTTTCGCAGGCAAATGTGGCCACAGTGACATTGCGAGGAGCGTTCCAACAATCTATGTCATATCTGTAACTCAGCATTTTGTTAGGAATCTTTTTGCCATTGTATTCATCGGCATTGGAGTCTGGATAATAAATCTCAACTTGATTCTTTTCTGTGTTTGTTTCCACATAAACCATGTCATAATTTTCAGCATCTAATTGATCAAAGAACCAATGCTTGACACGCTGATTACCTAGCCCTTTAAATGTTCTGCCATCAAATACCCATATATCCCTAGCATCAACACCATAGACCATTTCATCTGTGTTGGCCCAACAGTTGGCATTTAGTAAACCGCGGCCTTGATTATACAGTCTAACACCTAGAATAGGCGCTGAAGTTGTGGCATAGTTCATGGGAGTAAAAACAACTGTGTCCCAATAACTGCATAAAAACAATTGACCGTTTGAGGGAAAAGCATCCAGCACTTCGCCGCGTAAAGGCACTTCCAATTGATTGGCTACATTTAATACCGTTGGTTCCCAACTTAAAGGCGCATCATTTAGGCCGAAATTTTGACTCCATGCCACAGTTACAGGAAACTTTGTAATAACATCAAATTGATCCGTTACTGTTAAGTTACCGGCCACTAAAATGTTGCCTACATTAGGTGTAGAGAAAATACGCAAAAATCCTGCCGTGACTTTTTTCCAATTTGGATTATAGTTCCAAGTATAGGCGGCCGATACTTTACCTAAAGGGCCTGCAGGATAAGCAGCGCCTGGCACAGCAAGATAATCAATAGTAGATACTGTGGATGACACAACTTCATAAACACCGTTATAGTAATTATTGATATCAGTAATTAATATTCTATCTGCGGCAGCAAACGGTGCAGTGGCATACGGTGCGCCATTGATAGCAGTTGCGCCCACTGTTTGACCGGGAGTTACTGTCCAAGTAGAGCCCGATCCACTGCCGCTTAGGTTAGCAGTAATTTTGGTGCCAGCAGTAACACCGGTGCCGGAAATATACTGTCCTACCGCAATCGTGCCTGAAGTCAGCGTGCCAATCGTCAGCACGGTGCCTGCAATGCTGCTGCCAGTAGATGCAAATGTATTGTCAAAAGTTATTCGTTGCGTTGAAGCATTAACATAAGCAATGCTTCTAATACTCTGTGGCACCTTGCTGTTGCTGTAATTGATCAGCGTAGCACCCGCTGTGTCAGGTAAAAAGAAAGGAGCATTGATGCCGTCATTGAATATTGGAACTGTGCCGTTCCATGCTTCTGTAATATTGCTGGCCGGCGTGTAACCAGTGCCATCAAATGGGCTGCTGGGTGTAATATCTTGCCACGAACCGCCATTACTCATCCACCATTTACCTTCCAGCGTGGCAATAATCATCCAAAATGTATTGTCACCTGGTGTGACCTGACTTTGTCTAAATCCGCCTGTGATATAAAAAGGAGTGCCTGTCACACCCTGCAATATTACTTGATCGCCGTTGCTACTGCGTATGCCTCTAACATCTGCTTCAACATTTTCACCTAGATTGTATTCATTAGGGCCTAGGGCACTTGAAGGCACATCAGGCGTAAACGACATTTTGCTAAATGGTATTGTAACCTGTTGATATGATTTTTTAATTTGAGTCATGGGCAAGGATCCTGTTTATCACAATATTTAGCGTGTTTTATGTGGCTGAAGACTCTGCTTTAAAAGTTCTAATTCATCTGCTGTTAAGAATAATTCTGTTTTAGTCCAACCTGTTTCTATAACATAGCGTCTAAGGATCAATTGAAACTGATTAGGTTTAAATTCTTTGACAATGACTTCTAGTTTGTAATCTTCGCGATCTGTAATCATGCTGTGTGCGGGACTGCGGCCTGGCGCGGGTGTGATATAGGTCTGCATGGTAATTAATAAATGATGATTGTTATTCAAGTTAGGTCTTGATCGTCTGTGCTGTAAACAAAGGCATAATATCGGGATATTTGATCTGCGCCAGCAATAGGTCACTGGCCGCAATAATCATCCAACGATTTTCCCATTCCCAATCTATACCGCTGTTGTGTGCATATTCTTTGGCCATGGCCTTGATATCAGCGTGTTGTTCGGCACTGAGATGTTGAAATCGGTGTTCACTGATGGTCAATCTAAACAGTTCTATTGGCTGATAATCTGGTCGCCTTTGATTGGGTTGATTGTAGTTAAAATGATTGGGATTACAACAGTATCTATTTCCACAGCGCATTTTAACTGCTATGTTGTCTATGGGATGATTTAACTGTTCCATTAACAACAGACGATTAACCTGTATCATTTGGGGGCGTAAATTTTTTCTTGCACCAAATAAATTACCCTGTGGGCCTTTTGATCCTTGCCAAGTCCAGCAAAGATCTTTAGGGCCTTTTATTATTTTACTGTGTAGGTGATGTGAGTTCCATGACCATGCACCCACATGATGTGTGTCAGTTAGGCCAGGCCGGCGACCCGGTTTAAGCGGTGGTGTCGGCGTCATGATCTGTTCTTTCTATGAATACTTGTGCAAAATCAGCATTTGTTTTGAAAAAATGTATTAGACTCAGGGCCAATAGATCCACTGTGCGTTCAGGCATGTCTAACTGTAGTGTCAACTCCCATGTGTGTATGATTTCATGAAATATTGTCTGTAGTAAAACATCAGGTGGTAGTGTGGGATCTACAGTAATGGTATTGGTCATAGGATCACATAGACCCATATCTTCTTTTAGTTGTCGGTATTGTGCGGGTTTGATAGTCCATGTTTGATTCATGAACTGAAATTGAGTAGGTATTGCTCGTGCCATATAATTCTCCTTTACTTTATTTACCTTTGTAAAATCATTGCTGCTTGTGATTTACTGATCCAACTTATCCAATGGCCTGACTTTCTGCACAGTCTATTCGCACAGTAGATGCCAAGATGAGGGCCTTGGGGTTTTATTTCTACACCGCAGTTTCGGTGTAGATTTTCTCTGGCTAAATTGGCCATTCTTGTTTGAAGGCGTTGTTGTTCAGGTGTCATCGTTTACTCCCAACTCAAGTCAACATAGTCTGTGCGCTGATTTCTGTATTCACTGACATAATCATGATGCACACTGGCAGGGCCTGACATGATGGCTTCTAGTTCAAATACATTTTGCCAATTACCAACATAAATGCTGACTGCTTCGCCTGTGTAAATGGCTGCTGTTAGTTTAACTGTTTTGAGTTGGCCTCCTTTTTTATTGCCACGCCGACAGCCTTTGCCAATTGTAGTTCTAGGATATTCCTGCTTGGCCTGTTTGAATATCTCACCCACTTGCTGATACCAAATCCAATCGGTCTCGGCCAGTTGGCCGGCTTCATATTGTTCTTTGATATCTCTAATCCATTCCCAATATTTGTCAGTAGTAGCAAATGTCAACTTATTCATTTTATTGCTGCCGCGCACATTAAAATCAAAATTGATCTTTCTGCGATTTGTGGTTTTGGTGGGCCTGCGTGTGGTTACTTTGGCGTAGTGGACATCGGGCCCGGAACTTGCTTTTACTACCTCTTGGGCTGCGATAGCAGCACTGGAGGTGGTGCCGCCCCGCAGGGGCACGAGCGCAGCGATGTCGCCGATAGGCGAAAGAGGAGAAGACGAAGTAGAAGTGGTTGAGGTGTCAAGAGGCGCCGAAGGCGTAGACACCGAAACTATCTGGCTGTCTGGCGGGGTGCCAGCAGAGATCTGTATTACATCTTTCTTATTTCTTCTTTCATATTTAATATTAGAATATTTAATATTACTTTCTGCCTGGCTGGCACGAATAGATTCTAGTATTTCATTAGTGTTCATTGCTGATCCTTTCAATTAAACAAACTGTCATAGCCAGCAGGACGACTGCGGTCTATGCGTTCTTCTAGTCGGTTTTTAAATTCAATAGTGGGGCAAAGTTCTGGGCTATACCATTCGCTGATTAACTTGCTGAGTTGTTCAATGCCCTGGCATTGTTGTGGGCTGAGATCACAGCCCCGTTGATTGAGTTTGTTGATGATGCCCTGGCTATAACTTTTGGGACTGTTTCTTTTCCAATTATTATATTTTTCCTTGGGCAATAGTTCATGTGATTTCATAAACCAATCTTCAAACTGCCAGCGTGGATCTGCTTGGGCCAAATCCATATAGCATTTCATAACTTTCATTATATGATTATGATCTGCCGGCGATATTTCGCACAAGGGATTGCGTGTATTGATATTAGTTTTAGATCTATAATAAATGATCTGTTTGGTCATCTTGTTCTCCTTAGTTGCTAACTATATATTATTTATGTCATACAGTCAAATATTTAGGTGAAATAGAACCAAAAAAAGAGCCCACATTGCATGGGCTCTTAGTGTCGGTGTTTATTAGCGTTAAAGGAATTTCTTAGAACAAGATTTTTATGGCGTCATACAATACACTTTTGGCAACTCAGGAGAACGACGCCCACCGACACTAATATTTAGTATAAAATTCTAAAGGTATTAGATAATATTTTCGTATTAATACCAAAAGAAAAACCTCAGTGCTTTTGACACTGAGGAGTTTCAATGAGGATATACCCGAAAACGGCCAAGCAATCGGGCAAAAATATTTAGTCAAAAAAACCCCGAATGTTGCCATCCGGGGCTAGGTATATTAACATATTTAAAATATGATCTTGTAAAGTAACTTGCTTAAGAACCCTTACTAAGATCGTTGAGCACGGCTCTAGCCGGACCCAATCGTTCTAACAACATCTTGTTGTCAGGACCAAAATACTTATCGTGTAATTTCTTATAGTAACCCATGGTGTAAAGTCTTTCATTTAATGTTATGTCACTGTTTTTTCTAGCATACAACAAAGGTTTGCGATCACTTATTTTGGCAGTTCTAGCACTGACCCATAATAAATCAAATTGTTGCTGTTTAATCCAGTCATCAAATTGTTTTATCTTGTGATCAGGCACATAATACACAGTCCACCACTTCTCGCTGCGATCTAACGAGAAATCATGATAAAAGACATGATCTTCAATGAAATTGCATTCTAATCTACGATCAGCGCATACTGCTCTATTGTAATTATCGGGTTCAGGTTTGGTAAATTCTACTTCTTTAGCATAAGTCTTGTGCCAATCTATGTGTCTGGCAATTGGTATTCTAGGATCTTTATAAGCAGGCGGCTGCATAGAGCCGCGCACCTGCCAAGTGATATAGCCTTTAGGTCTTGTCATATCAGTAATTATCTACTGACATCAATGGGTAATAATATAACCTACTGCACCAATAATGGCTACTACAACAGCGCCAACTGTGGCAATTATCTGCGTGGATCTGGCGCTGTTTTGTTTTTCAATAAGAAGTTTAATTTCACCGAACCCCGTAGCCATTGTCGTTTTAAGAGCAGAGATTTGATCCTCCACCTTAGTGAGTCGTGCTTCCACTTCATTAATCTTCTCCTCTAGTGCTCTATAGCGTAGTTCGCACAGTTGCACATGCCCTTCTAGAGTGGTTTCTTTGAATTCCACGATTATGCTCCTACTGGAATAACATTAACTATTAATGCTGGTGCTACTGGACTGGTATAGCCTGCAGGAGTATTAGCAGCAATAGTTGGGAATGTAATGTTGGCATAGTTAGCACTACCGCTGGCATAGACAATTTCAAATTCATCATTACCATCGCTGTCTACTAACCAATCCATGGCAATCACTGATTTTTGATCCTTTAACAGGTCAACTTCTGTTTTGCTGTTAGCAACATCCGCACCATTCTTACGCAACCAGAATTGGAATGTGCCAATACTATTGGTAACCATAGCAGCCTGCAGGCTCATAATAATCTTATAAGGACCTGCTACATCCAAGTTGAGTGTGCCTGTTCCTGAGATTGTGATACTGCCGCTGTTGATCAAGGTAGTATCCAAAGGCATTGTATAGATAGTGTTCTGTGCGGCAAAGCCAAAGCCAGCAGCATTGGTATAGGCAAACTCACCATAACTGCGAGTATAATCCAGTTTGTCTCTGGTTAATAATGTGCCACTGCTGTCTTTGAATTCAATATTGTCAGTTTGGAATACAGTATTATCGCTGGCTGTATCAATAGCAATTACGCTGGTTGTTGCACCTTTTTTGTTGACCTGAAAACGAATCTTAGTGCCCTGTGCTGTGGAAGTCCAATTTTCTGTAGCATTACAAGTAACTTGACTTGGACTACCAATGCTTTGGTTACTGGTAGAACTGTATTGCCCGTTAAACTTAAAACCACCAATCAAGTCATTGTTTTGTGTAGGACTGTAGTTACCACCACTGAATCTAAAGTTACTGAAATTGAATACAGGATATTCACCAGCAGCACCCACACCGTTACTGTTTAACAATTGCAATGTTAATGTCATGTTATCATCACTGACATTACTAGTTGGATTTTGTAATGTAAGAAGATTATTTGAATTAGCAGGATCTATAAATGCAACTGCACCCTCACTGTTAATAGTAAAGTATGATTTATTAGTAATAGAGTTTGTGGGTGTTAAGTTTAATGCAAAACTACTTGGTGCACTAGTAGACGAATAATCGCCAGCAGCACTAAAGGTCATGCTGGCTGTTGTAACGCCTGTTCCTGTGTTGGCTACACCCGATCCATTTTGTCCTAAAAAGTTAAATTGATATACTGAATCGCCATTTTTTAACGCAGCACGACGACCGCTAACTGGACTCTTGCGATGCCCGGCGCCATTAAACACATTGGTGCCTCTCATGGCATTGTTATCCGGGGTGGTAACCATGGCCACCGGACTTGCACCGCTGCCTAATAACTGGCCGGCTGTGGCAAAGTTAGTAGCAACTGTGTAAGTTCCCGCACCGCCTGTGCCTGTGCCCAGGGCAGTAATGAATGTTCCTGGTTGAATGCCTGTGGCATTGACCAGTTGACCTACAGATATAGTGCCCGATGTTACGCTGGTAACAGTTAGTGTATTACCTGCTACACCTGCGCCATTGTCAATGTAACCGCTAAAACTAGCAGAATCAGCGTTGGGAACACCAATGTGAGTAATAGATCCGCCGATTTGAACAAGGTTGCTGGCACCACGACCTTTGTATACTGTGGTGCCTGCGGTATTAATTAATGTGATTTCGCCGGTATCATTATTACCCAATGACCAAGTTGTTGCCGGAGCGTTGGCCACTGAAACTGTGTTAATTGTAGTAGTTGAAGGCGCAGTATTAGCAATTACATATGGTGTTTGGCGACTGGTAACATTAAATTTAATACCAGTGGGTTGTTGTAGATAAAGTTGACGCATACCAGCAGCACTGGTGCCAACGCCGGTAATTGTGGTGCTACTGACTGTTTGACCAAAACTAACAGTATAAGTTCCTGTCAGGCCATTAGTATTATTGCCTAGTGCTGTGATTGTTGTTCCTACTGTAACACCAGTTCCGGTCAATAACATGCCAGGCCAAATGGTGCCTGATGTAACTGCTGTAACTGTAAGTGTTGTGCCGCTGATGCTGCCGGTAAACACCGCAGTTTCACTGGCAGAAGTTTCCGTGACCTGAAAGGCCATGGCAATAGGAAGACCAAACCCGTTTTCACTGCTCCATCTAGCGCCATCATAAGTGCCAAATGCATTGGCAGCAACAGCGGTATTGGCGGTGGCCACCACTGTTGGACTGGCTGCTGTGCCACGACTACCTTCTAATATTAGGTTAGAAGTAGGGTTAGTGGTGGCTGAGCCACCTGGCGTGTTTTGACCATATTCACGCATTACAAGACGAGCAAATCTGTTTGTAGTAGTATTGTCAAAGAAAGCAGCCACTGGAGCATAAGCATTTAACGATGTATTTGCAACTACTAGCACATCACCATTGTTGTCAACTGCTTTACCACCACCTGTGACTGTTTTAGTTGTGGTAATGCCTTGACTTGCTGTAATATTTTTTGCACTGACCAATGCACCATTGCCGTGTGGTGTTACTGTAACATTGCCATTGGATCCGTCCTGTAAATTAATATTGGCACTAGTTGGATGACTGCCAGTTCTAATATCTAAATTGCCTGTGCCATTGGTTGTAAGAATAGCGTTAGTGTTTAATTGGCCCAGGGTCATGTGGCCATCATTTAAGGTTGTGCCTGAACCTGGATCAATTAGAATATTGTTAGAACCTTGGCTGCTAAGAGTTAGTTGAGCGTTACCGTTTGTGGTAATAGTGCCTGTGCTACCAGCATCACCAACAATAACTGTGTCAGTGCTTAGAATAACATCACCGGTAGTATCTGGTTGTATAGTAATATTACCTGCGGCTCCACTGGTAATGGATATTGGACCGCTGGCATTAGTAACATCATCTGTTTGTAAAACACCCTGCACTTCTAAATCTTTACTAACAATAACATCACCAATACCATCAGGTGTTAGTGTAATATTACCATTAGTGTTAGTGCTGCTGATTGTATTTGTATCAAAACGCAGGTTATCAACATTTAGTTGGCTGCTGACGGTTATAACACCGGTTGAGTCTGCAATAGTAGCGGCTGCTGTGCCATCTTTGGCTTTAATATTGGTTACTTCTAGATTAGTAGTATCTACAGTAGTAATACTGATATCATCAGCAACCAAACTGTTGTTTACAGTAGTAGTGCCTGTATTAGCACCAATGCTGACAGTGGTTGCAGCACCTGCAATGTTTACAGTTGTGGCCGTAGCATTAACCACATTGGCTGTGGTGCTGGTAGTTGTAATGTCACCACCATTAACTGCTAGGTCGCCATCTGTTACAATGTTGCCTGTGAGGCCATCAACAGTCATGGCATCTGGATTAGTATTGTCTCCTACTTGAAGACCATATTTTACTCTAAATTTTTCAGTCATAGTTCACACAATCCCTATTTTAATCTAGGCTAACACGAGCCACAGTGAATATGGTTTGGTTAGCACTTGCTGGTGTTGCTCTAATTCTAATATAATCGTCACCAGTTATTGTTACAGCATCTGCTGTAAATGTTGCTAATGGAGTATTGCTATACATTTCTGCATAGGTTGTTAGGTAAGCAGCACTAGTGCCTTTACGAACTGCCAAGGCTTCTAGAATATGCACCTCATTGGTTACCGTGTCAATTATATTAATAACAACTTTTTGACTCTTTCTAACAGTAGCACTGATTGTCTGTATTCCTGTGCCGGTAGTTGTGGTTGTTTGTGTATTATATGTGCTTAAACCATCAATTTCAACGCTGGCAAAATCAACATCACTAGTAGTATCTAAATTTTGATCTGGTAAGTTTAGATAACTTGTGCTGTTGGGTGCAGTATACTGCCAACGCTTGATACCTACTGTGTCGTCCCATTTGATATTGCTAGGGTTTCCAGCACTAACGCCATCAACTACACGCAAGAAACAATCACCTGCTGGTGAGCCAGCCTCATTGTTAAACTGAATTAAGTTGCCATTAGTGGCTAATACTGTGCCTAAAGCAACAATGTTACTGCCCCAGATATCACCACCGACATGCAGGGCCACTTGAGGGCTGGTGTTAATTACACCAACACGGTTGTTAGCAGCATCAACATACAATGTTCCAGCATCAACATTCAGGTTATCATTGACAAATACTGTGCCACCATCGCTATCTAATGTTAAATTGCTGCCACTGTTGGTATCAATTTGACCAGCAGTTCTGTTAATGTCAATTGAACCGATTGTTGCACGAGGAGCGTATAAATCATCGCTAATTTCCCAACGGCTATTTGATGGTGTTGGGTCTTCATTCCATTTAATATAACTGTCTGTGCCAGTTGTTCCACGCTCTACAGTGATCTGTGCGTCTACGGCTGCTGAGCCAGTGCCTTCAGCATTTAAGATAAATTCTGTAGCACGAACTTTTAGGTCATCGTCATTGACAGCCAATAAGTTCTTATCTACTGTGACAAATGCATCAGTAGAACTGCGTAGTCGTGCTTCGTGATTGCCAGTAGAACTATAGGCAGCACTTAGGCCAGCAAATATCTTAATTGGATTGCTGTCATCATCCACAGCAATTAAAACACCGGATCCATCGCCATCTGTGTAATTTGTAGCACCTGTATTTTTAACAGCAATTAGGCCAGATTGAATTGTGCCACTGGCAGCAGCAATATTAGATTGGAATCTTGGTCTATAGGCTGCACTATCAAATTGAATAGTGCTGGTGTTGACCCAACCAGAACCATCATAGTATAAAATCTGTCCTTTATTAGGAGTGGTAATAACAACATCATTTAGATCATCTAGATTGATAACCATTGGATAGTATGTTGAACCATCATTAGTAAACTGCCAACGATCAATAGTTTCATTCCATTTAAGTTGTGCATTACCACCACTGGTTCCACGCTCAACTGTGATAGTTGCGTCTACACCTGCTATACCAGTATCAAAAGCATTGAATATTAAATTGGTGCCTTCAAGTTGAAGTTGTTGCGTAGAAACGCTGAGATTACGGAAAATCTTATTGCTGAAATATAAGTTTAAGCCAGTGCCATTAGTTAAGGCCACAGCACTACCGCCCTGTGTTAGGCTGATCTGGCAGGCTGTGGTAGTAAAGCCAGCAGCGATGACATAGTAAATTGTTTGATAAACTAATCCATTGGTTGAAGGACTAGCATAAAATAATCTATCACCAATGGCAAATCCATGTGCCGCACTAAAGTTTAATAGATTACCACCAGTAATGCTTGTGGCTAGATCAAAATTAAAGTTATTAGTGCTGGTGCTGAGATTCATTGTGCTATCACCAGCAGGATCATAGATAGCACTAGTTGAACCAAAAAATACCGCTGATTGGGCGTTGCTTTCTAGACTATACAATATTGATGTGCCATCACCAGTTGTAAAGTTGTTGGTTAATGTATTATTTCTAAGTCCAGCAGCACTTTGACCTCTACCATACACACCTGTATTAGCCTCGAATAAAGGTCTATATGTTGTATCAGTAAAAATAATGTTGGCGCTGTTGGTAATGGTTGGTGTTACATCATTGCTGACATATAAAAATTGTCCTTGATGAACAGGAGTTGACAAATTAACATGCACACCGCTTACATGGATATCTCCACTGACATTGGCGTCACCATTAACATCTAAGGTATAAGCAGGTGTATTGGTATTGATGCCAATTTGATTGATTAAGTTTGCAAATACTAATGTTAAACCAGTGCCATTAGTCAATGAAATCGCACTACCAGTTGGTGATGAGCCAAGTTGACATTGAGTTGTAGTTAAGCCAGTTGAAAGAACATAATAATAGGTATTCTGTGTCAGTCCATTTTGTGTAGTAGATGTATACTGAATACGCTGTCCGGCTGCATAGCCATGAGCACTAGCAAATACCAATGTATTACCACCAGTAATGCTGGTAGCAGTATTTGTAGTAGTTGATGCAGCACTATAATCTACAAAAATACTATTGTTATAAAACGAAGAATTGTTGCTGCCTAAACGCAATAATGAATATGTGCCTGGATAGACATCAACTGGGCTTTCTAAATAATTGTCGTTGCTCCAGTTAAATCTAAATTCAGCAGTATTAGTTGTGCCGAAGTAGTTAGCACCAATATTGGCAAATCTTATTGGAGTATTACCGCTAGTGCCATAAGTTCTGGAAAACATGATACTAGGACCAGCATCATCTGTGGCATTGCTACCAGCATCTGTAACACGCTCAACTAATTGAATAGCACTGGCACTTTCAGTTGTATCTACTTGGCCTGTTGTAACACGGCGTTCTAGGATTGCAGGAATTTCAGGTTCACTGATGTATAATTGATCGCTGAATTCAAAGCGTGTATCACTGTTATTCCATTTTAGATATTCGCCTGTGCCTTTCATATATAGGTAACTGTCAACAGCAGTATTATCGCTGTTAATGCTCATGCTTTCAGCAGTAGTTTGAATTGGACTATTGCTTTGAACAACATGGCTACCATCTGTATCAATTAATAAGTTGTTGCCGCCAATATAAATTTGATTGTCCGGAGAACCTCCCATGGCAATCTGTATATTACCACCTTGTAAACCAGTGGCTAGTAAATCATTGTTTAATTCCCAACGATCATCAGTTTCATCCCAAGTAATTGTGGCATCTACGCCACTGGTTCCACGCTCTACTTTAATTGTGGCATTTGTTCCAGCCACGCCCGGATTCATAGCATTTAATGTAATATTTTGGCCAGCAAATATTACATCATCTTGATTCATTGTTAACAATCTTACAGTTTTGTTAAACACTAAATCTAAACCAGTGCCATTAGTTAATACCACAGCACTACCGTTTTCTGTTAAACTAATTTGACATTGTGTTGTAGTTAAACCTGTAGCCAATACATAATAATATGTGCCTTCTACTAGACCATTAGTAGTATTACTAACATATAATAATCTGTCGTTGGCACTAAATCCATGTGCAGCACCAAATACTAATGTATTACCGCCAGTAATGCTAGTTGCAGTATCTATGGCAAAATTGTTATTGCTAGTATTAATACGAATTTCGTGATTGCCTGTAGTATCATAAGCAGCATTTACACTGGCAAATACTGCGGTGCTTTGACTGTCACTATCTATACCAATTAATAATCCGCTACCATCATTTTGTCCGTATGCAGTAGCACCAGTATCATTAACCAACAATACAGCAGAACTAACACGACCTGCTACACCTATATCACTTCTAAATTGTGTGCGAGCACCAGTTGTGTCATATGTAACAGTTGAATCAGCAGTCCATGCAGTTCCATCCCATACTAATAACTGGCCTTGTGCTGTGCCATCTGGAATATTATCTGCTACTGTGCCAATTGTAATAGTATTAGCATCAGTGCGTGTAATGGTAATATTTGTTCCTTCAGCCAGTTTAACGCTGTCAGGAGATCCTAGGCTATTAGATAGTGTTAGGTTTGCACCGCCTGTGGCAGTATCTGCTTGAATAGCATAAGTAGCGCCGGCAATTGTTATTGTGCTGTTGTCTGTTCTGCTAACTGTGATATTGTTACCGTTAGCAAATTTAACGCTGTCTGTGCCGCCGGCGCTGTCAACTAATGTTAAATTGGCACCGCCGGTAGTAGTGTCTGCTTGAATAGTATAACTGGCACCCGGAATGGAACTAACATCAGTCCAATACAAATTACCGGCACCATCTGTAGCCAACACTTGATATGTTGTGCCGTCTGGCAATGGAAAACAATAATTAGGCAAACATAGTGTGCTGCCCAGTGTAACAGCACCTTGCAGCAAACTACTGCCTTGAACTGTTAAGTTTCCTGCCACATTTAAATTGCCGCTGACCGTTCCTGCGCCAGCGTTGGGCACAGTTAGACCGCTAGCGTTATAAAGCGTGGTAAAGTTACCACTTTCTACATCGCCTACTACGGCAGTTGTTTCATATAAACTTGGCATTATTTTATCCTTACTTAATATTGTATTGGCGATACTGTCGTGGTTGCCATACAGAAGTCAATCTAGTGTGGCCACCACTCCATTTGCCTAGGTTATTTTGATCCGTTACAGTATCCCAGGCAGCACGAAATTTGGCTTCATATGTAGCAGCATCTACTTCATTGTGACGCTTGATGTAATATTCTCGTAGCGTAGAATATACATAACCTTCTGGCCAAGTTTGCAGCACAGGATTTGTTTGTGTTGTTAAATTGGTCAGCGTAATATCTGTAACTGTGCCTGCTACTGGTGTAGAACCGCCCACTTTGCTGATTGTAATGCTGGTTGAACTAACAACGCTAGCCACTGTGACTGTGCCACCTGCACCAAATGTGCCAGTGCCTGCGGTAGCAATAATTTCATCGCCGGCGCTCATACCATCTGTAGTAACCATACCAGTAATAGTAGAAGTCCATGGAGATACAGTTGTGCCAGCACCAGTTACTGCGCCTAAAGTGCCAGTTGCACTAATTAAAATGTCTGCTACAGGAGCAAACAACAAGGGCCAAGCCTTGTAGTAATACATGTTAACTAAATCGCCTTCGGCTGTATAGGGAAGAAATTTATATTTTTGTCCAACTTCACTAAACTTACCGCGAATAACTGCGGGCACATTTACAGGCTGTAGATATAATTGTGCAATCATGCCCTGTGTAATAATATCTCTATCACCAATGCGATCATAGACAATCCATGGACCTGTTTGACTTTGTTGGCTTGCCGGACTTGGTGTTTGAAATGTTATGGTGCCACTTACTGTGCCGCTATTAACTACGCTTAGTGTTATTACTAAGTTATTAATCAATGTAACTGTGGCATTTGTGCCAATACCTGTGCCAGTAACTAACATACCAACAGTAATAGGTCTATCAGGCGCAGCAGTTAAAGTAATTGTGTTTAAGCCTACTGTGCCTGTAGCGGCCTGCTGAACAATATATTGGCTACCCTGTTTGAAAAACAAAATTGGTTTGTTCATATCACCTGGAATAGGAATGCCACCATCGCTGTCAACGACACCGATATATTGAGGATCATATGGATCACTACGCAACGCGGGTAATTCCACATTACGCATACTTAATTCACCAAGAAATATACATTGTTTTATTTCCGCTTGGTTGGTGCTGCCAGTAAAGTCTTGTATATATTGGACTAAGGCATTCGCGGTTGGTATAACGAACATTTTTATCTTCCTTCAAAGAATCTTTTTTGCCCACGCTTAGTAGGATATGGCACATCAACTGGTATAGGTAATTTACCACCTGGATAACAAACATACTGTGGATATTCTGTTTCTACTACACGATAAAACTGTGCTTTGAGAGTCCTATCATGTTTAAGTGCGCTCCATGGTGTGCCGCCAAAATAATCATCACTTATTCTTATACTTACAACATTTGGTAAATCCATCCATTTCCAACCTAATGTGCCATCGGGCATAAGTGGTGCCATAGGATCAGGAATACCCTGTTCTGCTGCATGACGATATAGTCTGCATCTTTCTGCTACTGCTTCGGCATTGCGTTGTTCGCGTTTAATATAAAATTTACCATCTTCGCGTCCTGTGGTAATTATGATATTACCACTTTTATTAGTTTCGCTGCGAGACCAATCGCCTTTCATTTTATTGTAGAGTTCATTATTCTGCAACAATTTGTCTGCTATGCCATTGTGATTAGTGACCATGCCGCCATGGTCTTGACGATAATAATCCCAATTTTTTTCAGGATCCGTGTTATCTAGGTATTCGGGTTGGTTGAAGTCTGTCATAGTAGTATTTAGCGTATTTTATTCAGGTCGCTGCTGGCATAAAAAAGGCTCCCTAAGGAGCCTTTTATAGTTACTGTGTAATCTTCACAGATTAAGGAGTAACATCGCCAGGACCAGTGTTTACACGCTGGACTTCGTTGGCATCGCGAGTTGCGGTGCTTAATGGAACTGGTGTGCTTCCATCGTTGGCCTTAATGTTGTTCAATACAGCAACGCCTGCTGGATTACGCACTATCAAAGTGCCTTCGAGCAAGAATTGATCCAATGAAGCGTCAGCATTGCTGAATACTTCGTTGTTAGGACCTAGGTCACGCAAGGAGCCCCACTGAACTACATCTTCGTTTAGGAAGAATATGCTGTTAGGGTTAACTTGATCCATGATCCAACTATCAAATATTTCATATGAATAGTTAAAATCGCCCTCATAAGTTTGAATTGTATCACCACGACTTGAGTCAACACGGTTGATACTTCTTGACTGAGGAATGTTATCACTGATACTAGTTCTTAGGCTAGTAGGAGCAACAATTGTGCGAATCTTAGCATTGTAACGCTTTTCAGCAGTTGTTACTAACTGCTTGTATAGAGCAGGAGTAAAATACTGGTTAGTAAATGTTCCGCCGTAGAATGCACTACCGTTAGCATAAACAACTAAGTTACCTACAGCAACAGCAGGTGCCACATCGGTTGATTCGTTGTTTAAGTATGTGTTGATGTCACCAACACCGGCTGTGCCGTTAAATGATTGTGTGCCTGCAAAAGCAGCCAAACTACCCATACGACGACCTGTGTTAGGAGCAGGTGTTGCTAGACCAGATTGTCCGCCATATTTGGTGCCGATTTGGTCGTTACGAACTAGTTGTAGTTCCACATCAAACATCAATTCAATCAATTGTTTGACTTCTTGATATGCTTGAGGATCACCACCGGCCTGCATAACAGCACGAGCAGTTCCGCTTGAAGCGATTGTTGTGCTGAAAATTTGTGTGTAGTTACCTAAGTTGTAACGACTGTTGCTTTCTGCATTAGCAGTAGAAACAGCAGCACCTTCAAGTTGTGCTTGCACAGCAGGAGCACGATAGATATCGTCTGTCCATAGTGGTAAAGTGCTGTTAACTTTACGCTTCTTGCTCATACACATGTTTAGAACAGGTGTATCATCTTTAACTCTGTTAGACACATCTAGGTCTAAGTCTTTGACAACGATGTCACTACCATAAGCGGTTGTGCCGTTACCAATTTGACTGGTTGTAATTTCTGCCATTTTATATTTCCTTTAATGGTTTATCTTGAACCTCTGCCACCACGAATACTCTGTAGTCGTTGCATTAGCAGATTGTCTGCGGCTTTTTTATCGCCGCTCTTGGCTTGTTCACGAAGTTTGTCAAGATTGTCATTTTGTGATCTCTGGCTGTTAGTTGAACCTTTACGCTGAGTCAATGTGGCTATACTGGCACCTGCTGATTTAGTCTGCGGTTTATCTCTATAACGCAGCCCATCGCGCACAAGACTTAATAGTGTTTCATCTGCACTAACTAAATCTATATTAGTAATTCCTGGTATGCTTTCTAAACGACTTTGTGGCCAAACTTTTGTAAGTTTATCACGAACTTCATTATAAACATACTCGTTCTTCAATTCTTTGTCTTGAAAGTTCTTACGACTGTATGTAAGAGCCTCTTGAACTTGTTGAGCACGAATTTGTCTATATTGATCCACCTGCGGCTTCAAGCGATTAATTTGCTTTTGCTGCTGGCGAATATACTGTTCGTTTTGTGCCATACTAGCCTGAATCCTTGCCTGTTCGGCTGGATCCTGTGTTCGTGCCAATTGCTGCTGAAAGGTAGTTTGATATCCTTGAACTTTAAGAATTTCATCATAGGCTTTCTGCAGTTTAGGCTGCACCGTAAATTCCATTGCCAATAACAATCCATCTTGACGCTGGCGTGTGTCTTTGACATATTCGTCAAATTCTGCTCGCTCAACTTTCAACTGTCTTGCTTCTTCGTGTATTGCGGATCCTTGACCTAAAATTGCTGCGGCTTTCTTAGCATCAATAACGACTTCTTTTCCATTTTTCATGAATTTGAATTTAGCATTTGGATTATCATTTGCAAATTCAATAAAATCAATTAATTCTTCTGCTGTAGAATCTGGGCTGTTGTTGCTTACAGTTTCCTGGGCTTCATCATCCAAATTGTCGCTGGCAAATTCAGTGTCGCTGGTTTCAGCAACTTCGGCACCAGTATCACTGGGAGCCACAGAAGCAGATTCTGCTGCCGCATTATCCTCTCCTGTTGCAGTTTGTTCGGCCTGCTGTCTAATTTGATTACGCACGGTTTGATCACGCATTGCGGTCATCTTAGCAGCGATTTGAGCATCCAAACTTGGAACTGCACTTGTGTCGGTGGCCGCCGGCGCTTGCGCCTGGTTAGGACTGACTGTCGTTGTTTCCATTTATTTTTCCTTTAAACATTGGGCGGGTTAGCGTTACCAATGCGGTTTTTATAATAAACAGCCCTCTTTAGGCTGTTTACAAAATTGTCAATGCCTGCAAGTTCGTTACTTAGAGCAATCCTGCGAGCATTATCGTCTGGTTGATGACTGCGAATGGACGCAAGTTCATCAGCAAGACTGAATTTGAAATGATGAACGAACATAGCAAGATCTTTATTTTTTAGTAGTGCTTCGGCCAAACTACCATAATGTTTGACACGATCCTGTTGACTTACAGTTAACTTACTAGGTTGACTGAGATCAACTGTCAATCTACTGTTATAAAAATCTACTGTGTTTTCGTCTATCATTACTATTCCTTACTATTAGTATTTATTCATTAATGACCATAGTCCTGACCCTTGCCCATGGCAATACTCATATAATTGAGTTGTGTATCTGGATCAGTGCCTTCAATCTCTGCCATAATCTGTTTGGTCTTGGCAGCATCTAATCCTGCGCTGGCCATCTTTTGTTGATCTTCTGGACTTGGTTCTTTGTTCTTTGCTGCCTGTTGTGACTGCTGAATCATCTTCATAACTTCTTCATCACTAGGCAAATATGTGTCGCAGTCTTTGACACCCAGCACATATAATGTATCTGCAAAAGGCTTCTTGATCTTCTTATATATTTCAGGTGTTAGTGTGCCCGAACCAACCATCTGTTGCACAGTTTGATATAGGCCTGTCTGTGCCTTTTGAATAATCTGCAATCTGTTCAAACTGTTTTCTTCGCTCATCATGCCTAGAGCCAATTCCAACTGAATGTTCTTGCGATCCGCAATGTCTAGGTTATCCCAACGCTCAAAATCTAAGAACACAGGTTTTTTATCTGGATGACAACTACCAGCCAATTTTTTAACACCGTAATCATCACCGTATTGGATCAAGGTGCGCCAAATCAAATATAGTGCTTCGCGCAGACCTTCTGCGGCATTACGCACAGTATTATCTTGAATAATTTGATTAGGTGTTAGGGCTAATTGCAGTTTAACACCGCTGTTACCTGCTGCCATAACTTCTGGATTGAATACATCTTGTGGTGTAGTCATGCCTACCATGGCCATGGTGTCTTGTTGCAATCGGTTCATACCTACCTCTAAGAACTGTAAATTACCACTTGGAGGAGGAATTTGGTAAATGTCTTTTTGCGGGTCAAATTTGCTGTCCAAGATAAAGATAGCGGCTTCACCATCTTGTAACATTTCAAAATCTAACTTGTCAGGCTTAACACCAATACGGGGAGTGGCAGTTAACAGACCCAACTGAATTTCGGCACGAGCCGCACTGGTAGCGTATTCCTGCATCGGTATCACCGATTCAGCGATACTCATGCCGTAGAAGTTACCAGGCAATGGTTTTGGACACATGTTAGCAACTGGAATAAACTCTACTTCACGGGCGCTGATAATATAACTGCCACTGTAAATTAATTCAATAAGTTCTAACTCACCATCACCATCAATGTCATATTTGTTCCATACGGTGACGATACTGACTTGACGACTGTCCGGATCTGCTGATGCCGCGCTGCTAACAGGAATACCCATAACAGGCACTGAATCACGAGCATGAATCGCCAAGTTGTTTAATACACTACCTGCTTGATAAGCGCCGTTCATATTATATTCGGCAAATCGTTCAAATTCTTCTAAATGGTTTTGAATGTCTGGATATAGTTCTGTGGCTTCTTGAATGGTCATTGGATCATAGTAACCGCAGAAAGGTTGATCTTTCATTTCTGGCACAGTTGGATCACAGATCCAATAATGCTGTGCAATAGGATGAAACTTAACATTTAAAGTATAACCTGTTACTTTGTATTTGGCACGATAGATTGTGTTGCGACGAATGGCTTCTGCTACAATTTCTTCTTGTCCTTCTGCTGCCTCCATGGTTATTTCTTGTTGTTCCATACCCATGGATTCTTCCATGGCTTCTGTGCTGCGTAGGCGTTCAATTTGTTCATCAATAATACTGTTGGCCATATCGCGTTGTTGTAGGTTCAACAATTGCTGAATTTCTGCTACTGCGGCCTGCATGTTAACATTTACACGACGACGATTTTGGCGTAGTGTAGTCAGGCCTGATTCTGCTGCTTGTAATTCAAATGCCTTTAACTGTTCTAATGTGCCTTCTGTTTCTACATAACGAGTAATCTGTTCACGCACTGGTTTGATCATCATCATACCATTTTTATGCATAGCAGCATCCATAACCCAACGCTCTAGAATGAAGTGTGGATCATTCATTTGATTTACAACTTTGCTGACCATATTGGTAGCCTGTCGTGCTGCTGCTTCGTCTAATTCATCATCCGGCACAAATTCAAAATTAATTTCGCCATTAGGCATAAGTCCTTTGGCAATAACCGCTGTAGCATAATCTACAATAGGTTTTACACTGGGATGTATGTAATCAATACCATTTACAGGAGCAGTAGAATCAGTAACTGCCAAACACAAATAATGATAGTCGCTGGCTCTGTTAACAGCGTTTTTTGTGCCAAGATAGCGCAGGTAACTGGCCATTTTAACATCCATTTGATTCTTCATACGCACAAAAGTAGCGTTTACTTTATTGTTTGTATTGATATCCTGAACTGGTATATTTTTTATATCTAGCATATGGTTTCAACCCTTATTATCATTGTATTTAGCGATTTTTAATTGGGTAAGATAAAGCGTGGACGAGTCAATTCATCTTGAAGATCACATGCTTGACAGGTTTTTTCCTCTAGATCTTCTTCATCTAATTCATAGATAGTATGCGGCACCTGCGCCATAGTCATACTAAGTTCAAACACTTTAGCGTGTCGTTCGCACAATATTGTGGCTTTGTCTCCTACAGAACATAAAAATAATGATTCTTCTGGGTTATTAATTGCTGGGGTCATATGCTTGTTTCCATGCTGGTTTATTAGTATAATCTCGTGTTATGTATCTATCTCTTTGTGCCAACATTCGTTCGCGTGGAGTTTTATTATCCCATGGTTCGCATAGGCCTTGGAGGCAAGCCAATAGTGCATAGCGAGCACTATCAATGCAGTCATCAGGATCACTAAATCTTCCTTGTTCATCTACGAAATAATTTTGTGCTTCATTTAAAAAATGTGTGCAGTTTTCGTTTATCATTAAACTACCAACTTCTAACATTTGTCGCATTTGGTTTATACCGTATGCTTTGTGATTAGTTTTGCGTCCTTGAGGATCTGGCGGATTCATAATAGGATCAGGTAAGACATTCAATTCATATTGTTCAAATAGTTCTCTTACACTATTACTACTCATTGTATAACGGCCTGGAGTGCTAGCATCGCTAGGCAAAACAATAGGACAACCAAATACTTCAGGACGAAGTAAGTGATTAATATACTGTATAGGCACAGCCTCTTCCACGCCCTGCACAACAATTTGTTTGTGTAAGAATGCTGTTCGTTCATATGGATCCCAATACATTAAACTAATAACCGTTTTATCATTTACAAGTCCTAGGTCTAGAGCAATTACACGCTGTATATTAGGCATTGTGGCAAAAACATATTCTCCTGGTTTATATGTAGGCCAATTTGCCAATTGAAATACAGCACCTTTACCCATAACAGGCTTACCAGCAATACGAGCCTCACGCTCATGCGGTAAGTAATCACGCTCTAACTGTCGGCGTGTTTCCATCAACAAAAATGGTTGTCCCCATGGATCATATTCAGGCACATCATCCCAACTCACGCGAATGTATTCGTATCCCGCTTCTTTGTTCCAGAATTTGCTGACAAGTCCGTTAAGGCCTTTTAGCGGAGTAAACGAACATAAAACTTTACCTTGTGTAGTAGCCGTTCTAGTAACCACTTCACTGAAAAAGTCATCCGGTGGCTGTTCGTCAAACACAGCCAAATTAAGTTTAAAACCTTGGAGTTGCCGGACCTCTTGCGTATAATTGGCAAACAGCAAATAACTGTTAGAGCCTGATTTATGGCGTATCTCAACACCGATACAGTTAGCACCATCATTACGCATGGTATCAACAACAATGCAATCACGAGGTATTGCACCAGTTCCAATATTTTCTGTAATTTTAACATCCTGTGTGCCTAACAATTCATTTTGTAATACCAATGCTACTTGACTCCAACCTTCACCAGCAACCATACAGGTAATAGGACTAGCAAATCTGTAACCGTCCCACCAGTCTGGATATAGACCAGTTAAGTGCATAGCAGTTTCATAACATGTTGATGTAGTTTTACCAACTCGGTTAGCAGCCAATATACCGCGACGGTCTGCTGCACCTGTTCTAAAGAAACTGCGCTGATGATCAAACGGTCTAAAATATTTTAGACTGTTATAACGCATGTCATCTGCTAGTGCAATAGTTAAATCTTCTAGATGACTGGCCAGTGGCCCGGGTATTGTTACCAGTGCTGCTGTTGTGAGATTATGTTCGTCTAAAACATATCGCAGAGCGCGAGCCATTAAGGTTTCTTGCCCTAGCATGTTTATTCCTCACTGGCAACCGGATGATCCTTACTGATCAAAGCCAAATAATAAAGTGCTTCACTGAGATCGCGAATTTCTGCTGCGGTGCTGACCCATGTTTCGGGATCGGCAAGATTGTCGGGCTTGTTTACTAACATGGCCTGAAGTCTTTCAGCAGTCAATCTCATGACATGTTCTAATTGCCCAGGAAACTTTTGTTTAAATGCTTCTCTGTGAGCACGATTAACTTTTTGCAAGATCAAAGTATCACGAGTAATTCGCTGCTGTTGCGCTTGATTAATTAAGCCATCGCGAATATCGGGTTGAACTGTCATTTAAGATCCCATGGATTGTCTGCTGCTGTGCTATTAACGCTGATAAATTCACGATCAATGAAAGTATCCCATTGTGTGCCATTGTTAACACGAAATTTACTGCTTTGCATCATTGCTCTAAGGCGTTTGCCCTGAGGTGTTAGAGTGCCATCTTCGCGCACAGCCATTTGTTCACCGGTGCGTGGATCCAACCATTTGATAATTTCTGGACGCTCACGACCAAACTTGTCAATCTTAGTGCCTTCGGCATACTGTTCTAAAGGACCCATGATTTCATAACTAATGACACCATTATTATATTTTCTAAACATAACATGACATTTTTTATCCATGGCTCTAGCATTAGTATCTGGATGTGGAACTACGGGACTCCAGAATGTGTTTTGAATTTGATTATGATCTGGCAAACGATTATCTCTAGCCGGAACAGGCGCTAATGGTTCTTCCGGCACCATTTCTGCTTTATCTACATAAGGGTTGTTGCCGCCGACAAATTTACTGTCAACTTCAACACCATTCAAGACATCCATGGCTACTTGATATTTGAGTTTGTTAGCACGACCTTTTAGGTTTAATACTACACCAGTTTCATCATAAACAAAACGCTCTAGATCTTTAGCAGTAGGAAAGTCAGTCATTAGACCTTCTAGATCATATTCTGCGTTACTGATACTTTTTGGTGCTTGTGGCATAGCAGCAGCAATTGCTTCTGCTACTTCATGCACTTCTTCTGGTGTTACTGTTTCTTCGGCAGTATCGTCCCAGATATTTTCTTCAGTGGGACTCTTAGATGTATTTTTTTTCATTTCATTTCCTTTTCATTGCAATGAGCCGCTATAGCGACTCAGTATTTAATATAAAAATGTGCTATTAGGTCCTGCACTAGTGCCACCGAGACTTCCTGCACTTTTGCCACCGGGACTAGATGTAGTAATAGATTGATTAGGAGACAACATTCTTTCAAATTGACTTAATGATTGATTCATATTTTCTATGTTATCACGCATTTGTTGAAAATACTGTTGATATCCTGCAGGAGTAATTGGACCACTAACCGATTGACCGGGCATAACATCTATAGGCTGTGTATAACCCGGCATTGGATCTATACCAACTCTGGGATTACCTATAATAGGCTTATCTACCGGACCACCTACCAATTGACCACGATTGCTAGATCTCGGTGACAGTCCAAACGATGGTTCGCCTATTACAGGGCTATAGGATGTAAAGCCCATACTCATATCAATAACCGCTAGTTGCGCCTAATGCACCTTTACGGCCGGCTGCACTCTTACCGGCGTTGCCTTTTGTTGGGCCGCGGCCTACATTAGTTTTATCATGTAGACTTTCTACACCAACTCGGCGTGTGCTGCGATTATCACGGCCACGCATTTCTAGAGCATCAGTTACCATACGAGCCAAACCGGCTTTTTCACTGCTGCGCTTGTCTTTTTCGGCCATAAAGTCTCGGCGCTTTGAGCCCATACCAGCATTACCTACTCTAGGACCTTGTGGCTGATTAATTTTTTTACCTGTAGATGTTTTATCCATGTTGTCACCTATTAATATTGTTTGCTAGGACCATAGTTGATGCCATCGGTTTTGCCTGGTCCAACTGGACGACTACCTTTGCTCATCTTACCATCACCCATGTCATATCCGCTGACATTTATACGATCCGGATTACCTTTATAATTTTGACCTTTTTGTGGATCCCAACTGCGTGTGCCACCTGGTGTGCGAACTTGTTGACGACCTGTAAACATTTCCTTACCTTGTTGAACACTGGGTTCATGACACATAGGAACTGGACGATAAGCATCTTTGGTTACTGGTTTGCCAACAGACATTGGTTTGTGATCTTGATTGCCTTTGGTAGGACCACGACCTTTGTTTACTAAGCGACCATCATTGCTGTGGCCACTCCACTGATTGTGGCTGTATTTGTTGCTGCCGCGACTAAATCCAGGTGCTGCCGCGCCAGTAGCAGGATTTACATTTTCATGTTTCATTTTGTTTTTCCTTTTGACTTGTTAGTCTTTTTAGCCGCTGCTCGCTTGGTTGCATAAGCGATGGCTACGGCCTGCTTTTGCGGCTTACCAGCAGCAATTTCTTTCTTAACATTCTTAGCGAATGCTTGTTTACTAGTAGATTTAATTAACGGCATAGTAGTATTTATTCCTGTTTGACACCAGTCAGTTTGGCCAGTGCTTCTGCAAAGGCTTGTTTTTTGGCTTCTACTGTGTCTGCGCTGTCTGTAACTTCAACTTTGGCCAAAGTATTCATGACTTTGTTTAAAATTAAATGATGATATTTTAACAATAGTTCTTTGTTATGACCATTACGCACCTCCAAAAAATCTCGTATCAATAATTCTTCGTAATCTTGGCCATTGGCCTGCTGGTGAATTTGATCTAGTAATTGATGCACACTGATAGTATTTTTGCTGCCCTTGGGTCTACCGGCACCAGATCTGGCTCCGCCATGTTTCTTTTTCTTTGCTGAGGTTTCTGTCTTTTCCATATAAGTATTTATTATAAAAAAACCTATTGCGAGGCACTGAAATGACTTATACTTGGCAACCGGCTACCTTGGCCGACATCAGCGATATTGTGAACATGGCTGAACAACATTTTCAACGCGAAATTGATACTGTGTTTACGCCTGAACCCATGGCTTATAGCAGAAATCTTGCTTATGCTGTGTTTAATCAAAGTTATTATCCCGGAACTGAACTGTTGACAGTGGCTAGAACGCCGGATCATGATCTTATAGCCTATAATTGGGCGCGAGCATATGAGCGTGCCTGGTGGAGCGATGACGCTATGGTTAGTGTGCGTATGGTTCATGTTGACATGCAATTAAGTGCCAAACTGCGTGTGCAATTGATCAAAGACATGATGCAACATTGGGAGCGTATGGCGCATTATAGTCGTTGCCCTATTATCTGTAGCACCACTATGCGTCATGATCAAGACGGATTTTTGAAATTGCATGAACGATCTGGATATAGTGTGCGTGGAAGTTTTGCTTATAAGCGTATTGAATTGAGCACGACAGCGGCTGGTCTGCCTATTCCATGATACTCCAGGGAGAAAGCCGCAAAAGCCCTGGATTCCGCATAGTGCTCTGGCGGCTTAACCTAAAGTAGAATCCAACATCCAAATATGTTTGGCCAAAGCAAGGATTCTATCCTGTGCATAGTTACCGATTTCTTCATGATTTTCTTCATTGGCTGCTGTCATTAATTCTTCATAACAGGTTTTGAGTTGATCTAGATCATCACGCACATCTGCCAACATGGCATCACTGTCGCCTAGCATGGCGCCAGGATTAACATGGCTGGCTTCAATGATAACATCTAAACTGTCCGGCATGAAAGCACCAATACTGCGTAACAATTCTGCTATAATATCAATTTGATCCTGCAGGTCTTCATAAATGCCTTTTAATAGTGCATGGTCACTGACAAAATTACGCCCCATGATATTAACATGTGCTACATGGCTGCGAAAATATGCTACAAAGTTATCGCAAAATACTTGTTCTAGATGTGCTTGTGTTGTCATAATTATTGTCCTGGGGCTACAGGGCCCAATACCTTACTAGCGGCCTTTTGTCTAATGGCTCCATTAATTATCTCTTGT